GTTGTTGTACACTTTCTAAATATGGGTTTACTTGTGCTATGAAATTATTTCTAGTAGCTAATGTATTTTGTTCAAATACTAATGTATTAGATATATTAGAAATAGTGTTTTTAAGGGTGATTAACAAACGACGAACATTTACACGATCTAAAGCTGATGCTTTAGTTTGTAATGTTTTCTGTCCAAATACTACAACTCCAGTTGCTGGGAATGTAGCGATTGGGTTAATTTTACTAGTATATAAAGTATCACGATCTGCAGAAGATAATCTTCTTTCAGCTAGTATTACTTGACTTAATCCACCACGATTAATACCAGCAGGTGCAAACCATGGAGCAGATACGTTATCATTATAAGCATATACACCTGGGATTACTGTAGATGCAGGTACCCATACTAAGTTTTGAGTATCAGGATCTACAATTTGAACCCAAGGCCAATATGCAGCAGCGTAACTTGTATTTAAAGCAGCAGCTTGAGCAGTAACGTTTGCAATATTCTGTCCATATTTTACTAAATCAATAACTGCAATAGCATCACCTCTGTTTTGAGTGTTGTTAATTAATGTAGTAATTATAGAAGCATGACCTGATTCAGCGCGCATTAACCCAGGAGCTGTGATAATGTTATATTTGTAATCATCTTTATTTGCTAGGACAGCAAATGATTGAGTATAATCATTTGGGCTTATTCCTTGAATATTAGAACCACCCATATTTTCATAAAAATTAGCAGCCCATGTTGGGATAGTGTTTCCAGATGCTCCACCAAATGCACCACTTTGAGCTGCAGGGATAGAACCGGTATATTGTGATAATGCTGCTCCAGTGTTATCAAAGAAATTAGGGGTCTTTTGGTTTACAGTTTTTACTCGTACATATTTACTGTTTACTGGGTAGCTGCCTGTTACTTGCAGGTAAACAGAAGCAACGTCAGTACGGATATTATAAGTTTGGTTACCAATTACCTTTTCAATATAATTAGATTGATTAGGATCTAATGAAAGATTAGACCAAGTTTCTAAAATAGTAGGAGTATTAAATGTATCATCTCCTCTACGAATTAACAAAGTAAATGTTCCAGATGATGTATTTGGTGCTTGAACTTCCCAACGAATATTACTAGCACTACCACTAGGTAATGAAGAAGCTACTTCGGCACTATCACTATTACCAATAGTACCATCAGTAAGGAATTCTAATGTAAAGATATTATTAACACCAGATGTACTACCACTTGCATTAGAACTTGTTGAAGGAGTAAATGAACCACTTGCAACACGAGTAACTAATAAACTAGTACCACCATTATTAAAATAATTGTATGCAGATAATGCTGTTAGATAGTTGTAAGTAGCACCTCCACTAATAAAATAACCTCCGAAATTTTGTAAATAATCAGAATAAGTGGTTACTATTTTTGGGATACCTACTTTACCCAACAAAGTTGGACCAACAATAGCTGCGCCAATAGGTGCAGGGGTTGCAGAAACAAAAGATTGATCGTTCTCTCTTGCTAAAACACCAGGGGATATTAAAGTTTCGGCCATGTTTTATATGTTTTTTTATGATAAATATGGCGAACTATCTTCAAAGTTTAGACCTTAGGTAAAAATTCCCCAGTTTCTAAACTTATAGTTCCTTCACCATATTTAACTTTCATTTGTTCAACCAAACTAAGTTCTTGGTTTTTTAAATTGTTAAATTCGGTTTTTAATTTTTCTTTTTCTTCACTTAAATTGATAAATTCAATTTCAATTCTTCCTAGATTTAAAGATACTTGACTGTATTTATTTTTAAGATCTTTAAGTGAAGTTAATTCTTCGGGAGTTAAAACTTTTTTTTCCATAAATTATTTTTATTATAAATATATTAAAACTTATACTCCATCAAACCCTGGTGAAGGAGGGTCTTCAAAGTTTGCAGGATATTGAGGTACAACGGGGTATTGGAGAGGTACATTAGAGTATGGGTCTGTAGTTTCATTAGGATTTAAAACAGTCTCTAAAGAGAATACTACTGATGTTTGGTCTGGGAGTTTTTTAATAGAGGCTAAATCTTTACTTATAATATCAGGAATAATATATCCATACATAGTGATATTAAATTCAGTTTGAACTAATCTTTCTTCTCCCTGGTTAATAGAGTTATTAGTAGTGAAAGATGTAATTCTAGCTCTAAATTTAAATCTTGCGGGGTCACCCCAATATGCTTCAGATGCGTAATTAATTGCCTCAACAATTTTATTCATCTGTTCCATATAGTATGTTGATACTATACATTTATATGTTAATGTTACATAATCAGGAACAACTATAGCATATTGAGTTTTTTGAGGTATTCTATTATTTAATACACCGAAATTATCATACGCATTTTCTTTTCCATATGTTTTAGTAGAAATACTGTAGTTATGAGGAAAGTTAGCATCTAACTTATTCGCAATACTGAAGTTCTTTTCCATAGACTCTCTCCTATACATTATAAGAGGAGCCATTATTTTATCATTTTGATCTCGATAATATCCATCTGCTTGAACCGCCTTCCATCTTTCAGGGCTACCATAAATTATAGGAACCGGAATTTGGGTATTATTTTGATATACAGAAGGTTTAATAACATTTGCAAAATAGTAATAAATAGCTTCATCTATATCTTGAATACCAACACTAAATGGTTTTGTAGTATCTCCTTTAAATGATAATTGATTTGCTCTATTTAAAGGATTTATATTATTAGTAGAATCGTTTGCATTACCATATTGAGAACTGTAAGGAGTTATCTGCTCATTGCTAAGTTCTTTTTGTGTTTTCGGTATGGGTCTTCTAGATGGCATTAGATTCTAGCTTTAGTTAAACTATACTTATCGGATGGAATTAATTGTCCTTGGCATATAATTGAGATACTAGACCCAAAATTTTCTAATCCAGGATTAAGTGGGTTAGGATTATATGGGTATTCTTCAGATTTACCAACAAATAATTGATTTTCTTGGATGTTATCTAATTCAAAGAAACTTTCATACCACATAATCACATCTCCTACTTCAGGTACAACCTGTGCATCTTTTAAATCATCTCTAAGTAAGTTAAAGGCCATAGTTCTTGTAACATCTGGACCCATATCACTTGATCCCCATGTCTGATCATTTCTTTGGATTAAACAATTTAAAAGAACAGGAGTAAAGAAGTATTTATCTATAGCTTCACCATATATATTAACTTTATTTTTTCCATAATCATACTTATAGTATGCTATTTGTTGAGTAATAATATCCCCTAATAATTCTCGATTAAGGTTTCTAAATAAGCTGATATCTCTTGCTCCGCCAAATAAAGCCATGTTATCCTATATAAATTAAGTAAGGGGTTTGTTGTAATTCTTTTAATCTAGCATCTGTTTCTAAAGATTTTCTTTCTAGTATTTTTTCCCTAGAAGTTTCTTCTAAATAGAGTTTTAATTTTTCAACTAAAGCAGTTTTTTCAGCAGTAGCAGCATTTATAAGATCACTTTGATTTAATGTTACTTCTGAGTTAGGAATAGGGATGGTTGAATATTTACCTCTAATATATCCTAACATTTCTTTACATAATGCTAATGTATATTCAAATATCCATTGACGACCAATAGAATTAATCTGCTCATATATTGGGTTTGTAAATGGTACATTAGATACATTAGTAACTAACCCTGACCCAGAAGGAGCAACTGGGGTGTTTTTTTCAGATTTAAGATAGTATTCAAACCATAATCTAACTCCATTTTCTTCTTCACCAGGTTTAGGGAATAATCTTAATTTATTATTTCTAAGTTCAAAAGATATTTGTGATCTTCTTACTAAATCATTCATTTCAATCTCTTGAATCTTTTGAATATCAAAATAAATAGGATATAATGTAGCTGTGTTAGCTATACCATAGTTAGCCCAACCAAAGTCATTTAGTATATTTAAATACTCATTACCAGCACCAATGTAAGGATCTAAATATCTTACAGAAGCAGGAATTTGGTTTCTAAATAAACGAGTTATTGTAACATTTTGACCTGATAAGCTTTGAGAAGCAGCCCATTCATTTAGATCATAATCTTGAACGTGTTCTCTGAGTATTATAGATCCTGAGTAGAAATTAACATCTCCTCCTACATTAGCTTCAATTCCGTATTGTTCAGAAATACGAATAATTCCTCCTTGATTAGGACGAATTAATGAATGGTTTAATGCAGATGAAGTAGTAAATCCTTCTATATCAAGATAATCTTGTCTAACTTTATATGCATAAACTTCATTTCCATATGTAGTAATTGCTTCTTCAAATGCTGTATAGAAGTTTAAATCTTGGAGTTCAACATCAACTAATGGATATCCTAATCGACGGGCACAAAATGTTACTATTTTATCAGCATCAATTTGAAAGTCATAATCATAGTCATAAAATCCAAAAGGTGTATTACCAGGAATAAATGAACTTGAACCAGGATATATTGGGATGTTAGCCATGTCTAGATTTTATTATAAATATTAATAAGAAATATTTTAGCTTATCTTATTAAAAAATAAAATATTTTAAAGCTATATTGTTTATTTTATGTTATTTGTGTTAGTGTAGCTATTACCGAAGGAACTGCTGGGCGTATTGGTCCTGTTCTTGTAGCTACAGCTTTTAATTCGATATCATCATCAGCATTATCATTATGGCTCCAATATATTTCAACATAAGAACTTGCAGACATAGGTAATATATAATTCCAAGATGCTACTAATGGATTTGCTGCTGCTCCTCCAGTTATTGTTACATCAGTAGCGCTGTTTGCAATACTACTCCCAGTATACGCAAACCATATGGTTACTATATTAGTACCGGATGTACTCCTATCTAGTTGTGATGAGAATTGTAGATTATATATGCCAGTATTTTCTACTCTAAGTTTTGTGTTGTCAATTAGACTTACTCCTGATCCTCCAACATCTGTAGTGTTAAAAGACATGCTAAGTATACTGTTTCTTAGGCCAATTTGTGTTTGAGTAGATGAAAATGCTCCATAGTTAAATTGCTTATTACCATTTACATAAATACTTCCAGATGTACTTAATGAGCCTGTTATAGTCTGGTTACCTATAAATATGTTACTTCCGGTAGTTGCAAAACTACCAGTAGGAGTCGCAGGACCTTGATTACCTTGTGGTCCGGGTGAATTTACTTGGATAATATCTGTTACAGGTTGTACTACTGTTAATTGATTATTATCAGTATCATTAACAACAACATTGTTAGTGGTTAAATTTACTACTATTCTATTTGAGTTATCAGCTACTATTGCTCTAGCCATTATATTATCGAGTTACTTCTTTGCTTAAACTAACTTGTCCTTCTAATAATCGAGTTACTGTAGTACCTGATGTTATTTCTAAATCGTATCGTGCTGATGCGAATGTAAAAGCAGAAGCTGAAGCTGCTGATATAAAAATTCCTATTGATCCTGAAGTAGGTGGGGTTGTTCCATTGCTTCCACTAAAATTTAAACCTGTCCCATCGGCTGCTAATGAGCTAGATAATGTAGCATATGTGATAGGGTTATTATCAGCATAATTAGATCTAATCATCATTTTACCACTGTATCCTGTTAAATTTACAGGTAGGTTATTAGAATCTTTATATTGGATTTCAAAGTTTAATGTTGATCCTTGTTCTATTGTAAATGAGTATTTTCCAGCAGCCATGAATTAGATTTTGTTATAAATATTAACAAATCTAACCTAAATTATTGTAAATAGAAAATGCAGTTGTGTGGTCTTGAAGCATTAATAATATAAAGTAATCTAATTTAGAATCATCTAAATAAAAATCTCTAATCATTTGATCAAATTCATCAATTCTATTTTCTATAGATACTATTTTTTGAGATAAATCAGATAGATTATTAAATAAAGTAAAACGTACTTTACCATCTATAGTATCAAGTAATTCTAAAATAAAATTAGTACTTAATTGTGTATATTTATTTTGTATCATGTTTATGAAGGGTATATTCCAAAACTATATTGATTAACCGTAGGTCCGTTGGCTACACTAGTACTAACTTGTAATGATATCTCAGCTCCTAGTGCAACTGATGCGCTATTAATTGTGTTAGAGTATAAACCAGCTGCTTGACCTCCAGATATGTTTATTCTAAGATTTGTAGATACACCATTAACTCTAACAGTAAATGTAGTAAAACTACTAGCAACAGCTGCACCATTAGTTCTTATATAAAGATTTTTTAATAACCCAGTAAATGGAGAAGCTATTTGACGTTGTGTTTCAGTAGCAGATACAGCTGTAGTTCCAAAAGGTAAATAAGTAACTATGGGGTTGGTAAAACCAGCACCCGCTGCATAGTTACCAAATATAGTAGAACCAATTACTGAGGTTGTTAATACATTTCCACTAGTATCTACACCTAACATTGCCGCTTCAGATCCAGTAAATGCTTCTGAGCCTGTGTATTTGTTAAATGCGACTTGTCCATTATGTAAGTTAATACCAAAATGTTGGGTAGTACTACTAGAATTTGTTCCTTTTAATATTCGGAATTGGTCCTGCCAAGTATCAATCATTGAGGCAGATGTGTATAGTCCTCCCGATGCTTGTAATAATATTTGGCCTCCTTCTCCAGGGCTTGTATTAGGTGGTAAACCTACAATTAAAGTATTTTCTCCTCCACCAGCACTTGAAGTTCCTACTGTTAATTGACCAGTTATTATTGATGAACCTGATGTTAATAGTGAGCCTGTGATTTGAAATTGTGAGCCAGACGCGAAAACTAGATTTGATCTAGCAGCGCCACTAGTGCCATTTCCTATAATAAACGCACTTTGTGCTGATGATAATATATTAAATTGACCTTGAACATGTTGGTATGAACCTGAGGCTGTAGTTCCTAATCCCTCAGCGTGACTACCACTTGCTTGAGCTACTGTTTGATATCCTTCAGTATGTGAAGCATATCCACTAGCATTAGTTCCAAATCCTTCGGCATGTGCATACGATCCATTTGTTTGAGTAGAAGCTCCTTCAGTATGTGAAGCAAATGCATTAGCTATTGTAAGATAACCTTCGGCATGTGAAGCAGCGGCATTAGCCTGTAGATAATCAACAAATGGTCCTTCACCATCAACCCCAGAAATGCCAGAACCTTCAGCATGTGAATATGGGCCTGCAGCCTGAGTTAGGTAACCCTCAGCATGTGAACCTGCGCCTTGTGCTAGATTACTTCCAATGCTATCTCCATTTCCTTCAGCATGTGAATAATTACCTGTTGCCACAGTATATTGTCCTTCAGCATGTGAATACATACCGGATGCTAAGGTAAACTCTCCTTCAGCATGTGATCCTGTGTTTGAAGCTGTTACAGTATTACCCTGAGTATGGGAGAATATTCCGGTTGTTGTGTTGTTAGTTCCTTGATTAAATGTTCCTTGGATCGAAGTAGATCCTGTAACTCCTAAACTTCCTGTTATTCTAGCTGAGCCTGTGAATGGAAATGCTGCTCCTCCACCTGCAGATGTTAGAGCAAAGGATGCTGTTAAAGCCTGTGTTGCATATGATGCTGTACCTTGAAGTGATCCTGTAAATCCACCTTGACTATTAACACTTCCAGAGAATATAGCTGGTCCTATGTTTGTAAAAGTACTTGAACCTGATACT